TTTGTCGCAAGCTTGAACAATGGATTGACTGCATTAAGCCCCCTGATTACTCTATCAATTACGGCAGCACCAGAGCCAATGTTTTGTGTTGAAGCATCCCATGCATTACCCTGCTCCTGCACACCAATATTGCTTTTTTGTAGTTCATTGTTTAATTCTGTTAATGCTATTTTTGTTTGATTCGTGATCTCTTTTGCTCCAGACATTACCCCATTGTACTGATTCATTAGTTGATCAAACACTATGAATCCAGCCTGAACGCCAATCAAGGCCGCATCGAGTCCGCTAAGACTCGTGCTTAGGGTATTAATAGTTCCAGTTACTGCGCCTGCTGCAATACTTTTTATTCCATTAGCGGCCTGGATAGCCCTATTTTTTACACTTTCAAGTTGAGCGCTTGAATTAATAAAATTTGTCAACGATCCAACCGCAGCACTCAGTGATGTCTTGATTGTATTGCCAACACCCGAAATCGAATTAGACAATGATCCAAATGCCTTTGTCCCAGAATTGTTGATATTACTAAGGCTTGAGGCGGTTGAGTTATTGCTTTTTGTTAATTCATCATAGTCATCTCTTAGACCAAGAAGCCTGGCTCCAAATTCAGTAATTCCGGTTGCACTGGCAGAAAATATGCCAGCCAGAGTTGACTTCAGAGTGGTACCACTTGCTCCAATGCTTGAAAATTTTTCAATGATTGCCGTTGATCCATTGGCAATCGATGTTACTCCTGTTAAAGCGCCCTTCGCAACAGAGTCGAATGCTTTAACAGAAGCGCCAGAAACTCTCTCCAGTGCGCCTCCGCTTAGATTGCTAAGACCAGTCGAGAGCCTGGCAATAGCCTGACCCGCAGAATTTGCACCAGATCCAATCCCGGCGAACGCCTTCGAAAACGTTGGAAACAATCCATTGGCTTTTGCTTTGACCTGCTCTAACGCAAGCTCTAACTGCTTGGTTTCGCCTGAGGTTCCATACAAATTTCCAGCATTACCAAACAGCGAAAGCTGTCCCCTGCTCACTGTCGGTGCGCCCTGCGCTGCATTTATCATTGCCTGCGCCGCTGTAACTTCCCTGGCGGCAGTACCCGCCGCAGTGCCAAGCCCAAGATACTTAGATGTTGCCTGGCCAAGAACTCCAGAAAGGCCTGTAAATGAACCAAGACTCGAACTGATTGCTGCTGGAATACCCTTAAGTGCTGCAAGCAATTTAACGCCAAGCAGTATCGTGATTGCTGTAATACCAGGACCGGTATTCGCAATGGCGCCAATTAACTCTAAAAATGGACTAATTACTGTTGCAACTACACCTGCAGTCTTGGCAAGTGCATCAAGTAAATTCAGTACTGACTGGGAAATTGCTGCAATTGTGTTTCCAAGCCCTTTTGTCCCCTCAAGCTTGGTGATATAAGTAATGAAGTCAATAATGATTGCTTGTGCTTTCAGAAATGCGTTAATAACAGGCTGAAATGCAATCGCAAATCGTTCAAAGTTTAACTGTGATAATGTGTCAAGTTGATTTCTGACTTGTTCAGTTGTTACGCCTACCGTCCCAAGGGCTTTTCCTGATAGGTCAAGGGCATTTACTGCACTTGCTGCAGAAGTGCCAAGTTTCCCATACAAAAGGGCACTTTGGCCGATCTTCGGTAAAGTATCAAGCAGTACCTGAGTATTGATCTCCCCAGCCTTTACCAGTGATTCAAGTTGTTGAACCGTAACACCAAGTGCTCCAGCAAAATCAGTCTTAAATGCTGGATCAGCTTCAGAAATCTGTTGTGTAAGTTCCTCAGCCTGTAACTTACCTTTCGCAAATGCTTGGATAACACCATTCATCACTCGACGTGATGAGTCAGCGCTCAGGCCAAATGCAGCAAATCTCGAAGATAGTGCTTCAGCAATCTGTGAAACATTACCAATCGAACCGCCACTGTTTAGTACAACTGGCGTTAGCTTCTGGAATCCATCCCTTACAACATTGATATTAGAGCCAAGACCCAAGGCAATACGGGATGCTTCTTCTAATGCCCGTATGCCACCAGTACCTCCAGCACCCGCTGCAACAAAACTTAATTTAAATGACTCAATCTTTGCAACCGCTGTTACTAGATTATTGATCTGACTAATGAAGCCGCCAACAAGGATGGAAGCCGCTTGCAGGCCTTGTGTAATCTGGACGAGTCCATTGCTAAAGCTAATTAGTCCTTCGGCACGAAGGCCTACTTTAACTCGGTCCCAAAATGTAGATGCAGAAGCAATATCAAGCTCACGAGAAATCCTCGCAACACGCTGATTGGCTACTGCCCAATCATCGTTTAATTGCCTTACTTGTGTATTGCCGGCACCAGTACTGGTTACATACTTTGCAATCTGATCCCTTGCCTGTTTTGCTTCATTTACCTGTTGACGAAGACTCGTGAGACTGCCAGCCTGAGTTTTGTTTGCTTTTTCATAAGACTGAACTAATTTATCAACAATGTCAAGCCTTTGCTTCTCTACTACGGCTAGGTTCTTTGCCCCGGTTTCATCAGCTTCCATTCGTAACTGAATGGTCCTGACAATTGGTTTGCCACCAAGTTCCTTGTTTAATTTCTCGGCGGCGCCAGTGATTCCATTGAGTACATTAGTAAATTGAGCCTGGATGTCACTTGCATCCAGACCTGCAATAATTGGAATCTCAATCGCGCCGCCACCCTTGGCCACTCTATTAACGCTTGATCGCGCTTCTAGTTTTCCGTCTAATTCTTATCAATCAAATAATAAAAAAACCCCGCCGAAGCGGGGCTGTTCTTGGCTTGATAAATCAGGCGTTGAAGTCAGGGTCGATCCGATATGGACCATAGCCTTGCAGGGTTGCTTCCCAGGTTGAAATCGTCCCGGCTTCGATCGACTCGGTGTAGCCATTGATCGTGCCATACCCATACACTGCTTCGTCGGTACCAGTCGGTCCAACACGCAGGATCTTCACGCGAAGCGCATCAGCAACAGTATTCTGTTCGGTCAGTCGCAGCACGTGATACGCGGCATCCTTGAAGTCGGCAACACCAGCAAGAGACAAGCTCCACGTCTTCGAGGTCGGCAGGCTGATATTAAAGCCCTTAGTCTCGTCGTCGTAAGTAATCAGGTCTTCGGTATTCGTGTCAGTTTCAAGACTGGCATTCGTCAGGCCATACAGACGAAACGGATTGTCAGTTCCGTCCATGCCAAGAGCCGTGCCACCAACTGAAAATACTCCAGCGCTATACGAAATGACAGCAGTCCGAGCGACTGGGGTCGTTGTACTAATAAAGTCGCTAGCAGCGCTGACACCACTAAAGGACACATCCACCTCAGAAGCGATCAGTGGAACAATATAAAAACTGTATCCAAAGCTAGTAGAAAAATTTGCCATGGGTCTCAGGTAGGATCACAGAAAGGCAAGACAGGTACCTACCTGCCTATTTTTAGATTACCAATGCAATTGCTTTAATATTTTTATACGGTAATAATAGAATCCGAAGGAATCATTACCAGTACTTGCGCAATTACTCCAATACCCTCCGGTGCAGGTGCTGTCTCAATGGTTGTCGCACCACTGAACATTTCCATCATTCGCGTTGCTGCAGCACTTAATGTTCCACCATTCGCTGGTGGCCACGCCATCAAGTACACCTTCCATTTCATTACAGTGTCATCGTCACCAGTTAAATAAGATCTGCGCCCAAAATTTACAACATCATGAATCATAACCTCAAGACCACTTACCTTTTTTAATTCTGGTAACTTGTCTCCTGGTGTAATGATTGATATCGCATTCAGTGTTGTATTATTTACTTCAAACGTCCAGTCACCCACTAAATCCATGAAGCTATTGTCATTGATTAGTGCGTTATAAATTACTTCTGGACTATCGGCATGAGCCTGGGCCATTGGTCCATTTATCCTGTCAATCCTTAGTTTTCCATCCCATATCATGGCACTCTATTGCGAGTCGAAGATACATCATGTCAGCTAAATTGAATTCTAATCAATTCCACTGGCACGTATTATCCGATATTAGATACTGAATAACATGCTCGACCCATCGGTCGTCCCTTCTAATGGGGTTGCTTTGTCATATCATCAGTATCTATGGACAATGGACTGCCTCAAAAGTAGCGAAGCTAAACGTCGCTGGCGTAAAGCTATTAAAGATTCATGGAATAATCGCTGTTGCTTCTGCGGTCAGCCACCAATCAGTGATCAATCGCTTACAATTGATCACCTTAAACCTCGTAGCAAAGGTGGCGAAGATGTGATCACTAATTGCCTACCCGCCTGCCTTGAACACAACCAAAGCAAAGGCTCTAGTGATTGGAAACCATGGTTTCGTCAACAGTCTTTCTATGAACCAATCCGTGAAGCACGTATTGAATTCTGGCTTCAACACGGTCGCCTCCCTTCTCAACAAGAACTTGATGATTACTTAACAAATAACTCTTAATTCAACTTCCTCTGTTGCTTCAAATGTTCCCTTCACGCTTGGCATAATAACATCTATTGTCCTTCCGCAAGGTGATGTCATTTCCCTGTGTTTATTAGCTGCCGTATGGCCAATAATTAGCATCCCACTTACCGTGTCCCCATTCACGTCAGGTGCTAAAATTATCGCATCCTCACACTGATAACACAATACCTCTGGTGGTGATGAATTCTCTGCTCTCTTCTTTAACTCATTATAAACAAATAGTCCCCATGTTGGGAACATCTCCATCTCGATTAATGCCATCATCGCCGCCCCATATCGCGGTTCCGGCATATTGCTTAATTCATCCGTTGAATAGTAATAAAAATCACTTGGCTTGTATGGTGTATTCTTTTTCTTGCTGTCTCTATTCATCTCAGCATTCTGAAATGCTAAGTATGCAATAGGCCTCTCATGATCATGCAGCTCCTCCCTTGTTAACTTATTTAATTCCTTGATCGCCTCTATGATATAAACATACGGTAAATCCCAGTAACGATCTATCGTAAACTCAATATCACCAGGGAATCCCTTCTTTAATCTGTAGTAGTACTCTCTAAACGGGATCTGAAACCCTTGCTGTGCTTTTTTTCAGTTTCTTCAATCGTTGGTACTCCACCATCTTCATCAATCATCTCCTTGAATGCTTCAATACTCCTACGCTCTTCCTCTCGATACAATTTCGCAAGACCACTAATCAAATCAGGATGAATGCCTGAAATACTCTCAATGTCAAACTCTGGATCTACCCTATACTTCAATAAACAAGCAGCCATCACAAGCTCTTCCCTTACCTGTGTAGCAGACAGTCCCTTGATTACTCCATTCAATTCATCAGCAAATTCTAACTCAATCTCTTGAATCCTATTCGAATCTTCCTCATCACTTACACTGTCCCCGCTGATAATCGCTAACACCATCCCATATCCCCTATCCATTGTTAGCCCATACTTCCTCGCAATACGTCTACTTAATGTTACAATATCACTCGTTCCATTGTCATATTGCTGTACTTGTTGCACAAATGCTTTCTCCCCACTCGTTAAATATCCCTTCCTGATTACTTCAATTACACCAGAATCCTCACTGCCAATTCGCTCAGTGATCGGCTTTCGCTTTGGTTGTACAACAAACGGTAGGCTAACCATACTGTACTAAATAGCACAATATATTACCAATTATTTACTTACATTGAACTCTCTAGCAATCTCCTCATAGTAATATCTCCCAATATCAAACCTTGGTACAGGCCCATTCCCTAGCATTACAGCCTCAATCCATGGCCTCGGTGGTAAATATACTCTTGAATTTATCTCACCATATGGAACAACATATCCACCATAATGTATGATCGCAGCATACGGTGAATCATACGCAACCGTAATCCCATCACCATTTACAATTACATTCCCAGACTCCATTAACCTTCCCGTATCTACAATGTCACCACCTTCCCATCCATCACTCATCATCGCTTCATCTAATGCCTTACTTAAATCCATCGCAATCCTTATACTCGCTACATTAATCGCTTTCTGAAATCTACCTACAATCCTCCTTACTTGCATAGATCCCTTGTCTACCTTAAACGTAAATCCATACGTTCCCCTCGCTTTATCTCCAATTACTTCCTTGAAGCTTGGTGCTAAGTCCTTTATCTTAATCCCTTTCATCTCCTTAATTTAATACCTGCCCAGTCCTGATCCTTATCCTTATACCTCCAATCTCTTTATTGATAATCTTGTCAATCCCCTCATTCCCATACCTCCCACTCGCTACCTCAATCGTAAAAACTCCTGCCTTCTCCACTCCCTGTCTATGCTTACCACTTACTCCACTCCTTATCCACCTCGGAACAATACCCTCCCCTAACTCATTCCATACAATACCACTTAAATTTAATCCCTCAATCTCATAATTACTACTTACCCTCCCATACCTTAATGCATATCCTTCATAAAAATATATATTCCCTGATGCTCCGTCTAACGCAAATCTACTAGATCCACTCCTGCTCCCAATATACTCTCCTTCCCTTCTCTCCTCCCTCTTTAAATAACACTCAACTAAATACTTATCCCCACTCCCACTACTAATCCTTCCATCAATAATACTTGGTACCCCTCCACTATCAATCAATAAATAGCTATTCGCATACTCTGATAATACTGACCCCATCTCCCTATACCTCCACTAACCCCTTACTTCCCCTACACTCTCGACAACTCCCAATACCATCTACTACATACTTCGCATACTTTCGATTCATAATCGTCTCCCTCCCACAATTATTACACCTTACCCCTACAACCTCACTACTCATTACTTCCTCCATAAATCCTGCCTTGTCTACTTCCTCTCTCATGATCTCACCAACCTGATACTACCATTCCCTGAATTACTCCCAAATAATACACTAAATCCAAAGTATTGACTCAATAACTCCCTGATCCTTCCTAATTCCCTCTCTGGTCCATATACACTCCCAATCTCTCCTACCTCCCACTCTAATACATCCGCCTTCTTTAATACCCTTGACTCTGAATTACTATTTAATTCATTCATCCTTCCCTGTACTTCATCATATCCGTCAAGTAAATCCTGTACATTACATACTGCCTCAGGACTTATCTCCCCTAAATAATTCATGTCAACCCTGATCTGTCCTAAATTATACCCGCTTACACTAATCCCACTCGCTATTAATACCCTTAAATCATCCCCAGTAACCCATCCTAACGTACTGTCTAGTACCATCTCCCTTTTTAGATGTGTTACCACCTTATACTGCCAATCTCTAATTACTTTCATTAACCCACTTATGCCATACACTATACTATCCTCACTCCTCCTCCTATAATTAATGTCTACTACTACTACTACTACTACTACTACTACTACTACTACTA